CTAAAAATTTAAAAGACCCTAAAATGGGTTGGCATGAAGATGATATTGCCGCGTGGGAAGAATTACTTCCAGCGTTGCTCATCGTTGGCAAATGGTACAGCTTTGATTTTGAAGCAGAAATTAAAAAGGCGAAGAAAAAGAAATGAGCATGCGATACGATTTAGAAACAGCCATTATGTCAGTGTGGGCAACCTGCGATGATTTAAAACTATTTGCCGAGCGATACTATGATGGTGAAAAGGAAATGACCGTTGACGAAACGTTTGGTCACATTGACGGCATCAGGGGTTTGTTAGAGCTGCGCATGGAAAACCTGTACGACTGTTACAAGCGCAAGTTTGAGCTAGATCAGTATTGCACTGATCCAGTAAAGTTAAAAGAAAGAGAAACCATATTGGGTTTATTAAATCCAAAGAAAAAAGGTAAAAAGAAATGAACATCGGTAATTTTGTAGTTAACATTGAGTACGCACTCTCAGACGTGGATGAGTTGATTAATATGCTTAACCAGCCGCTTGCTGTACCGGTGGTTACTTGGGCCAAGCACATTGATATGTTACAGCGTCAAGTTGCGCCGCAAGCCAACGAAATGAAGGCAAACTTAGAAAAAGTTAAGAAGGCAACGGAGAAAAATGAACCTAAAGCAACTACTTAAAAACGCAGGAATACGGAACGATATCATTAACGAAGTAGAAAAGAAGGCAAAGAAAACTTCAGAACAAATGGAGTTAGAGCATCAAGAAAAGGCCTTAGCTATGACGAAAATGATATTAAATGATGCACTGAAGTACCGTAAAGAGCATGGGAATAAAACCCCTCCCTCCGCGCCCAAGAAGACGATTATCATGCCAAATGATATGTAAGGGCGGATTTAGGCAGTAATTTGCATTATTATATATAGGGAGTACAACTCGTCGTGAGACGCTTGGAAACCGCCCACACACAACACACAGGAGATTTACCATGAATAACCCATACGAGTTACGCTTTTCCATTTTCAACACTGCTAAAGATCTAATGATCAGACAGCATGAAGCCAATTTGGCAGCATGGGAAGTGCTCAACAAAACAACTAAAGAAGCTGCTGAACTAGCACCAGCTTTTCCAACAATGGAAGAGATCATTGACAAGGCAGTTGAAATCAACACCTTTATCAGCGGTCAAACAACCAAAGAACTAACCAATGTAGCCAAGAAATTGGCTGGCGTTTCAGTAATATTCTAAGGAAACATTATGGCAACTAAACCCGGTTTGTACGCAAACATTCACGCTAAACAAGAACGCATCAAAGCTGGCTCTGGTGAGAAGATGCGCAAGCCGGGCGCCAAAGGTGCCCCTACATCAAAAGCATTTAAAGAATCAGCCAAGACTGCGAAGACCAAATGAAAGAATTTAAAACCCTTCCCAAAATGAAATGTGGCGGTAAAGTTAAAAAATACAGCGGTGAAGATGGAAGTCATGTATTAAAAGACATCACAAAATTTAAACCAGTTCCTATGCCTGCACCAGACCGCAATCCTGAAGGTCGTGATATTCCCGGAATTGGTAAAGTAAAATCAGTTCCTATGCCTACGCCAGATCGCAATCCTGAAGGTCGAGATATTCCAGGTATTGGTAGAGTAAAACCAGTTCCTATGCCAACTCGCGGCGATGCAACGTTGCTTAAAAAAGGTGGCAAAATCAAACGCGGCATGAAAAAATAATGGCAACCAAAAAGAACCCATCCCTTTCTATTGGTCGTGGCGAGAAACTACCAGCCTCTCAGGGTGCTGGCTTAACCGCTAAAGGTCGTGCTAAATACAATGCGGCTACTGGCTCGCATTTAAAGGCGCCACAACCCGAAGGTGGTGCTCGTAAGAAATCATTTTGCGCTCGCATGTCGGGCATGCCAGGTCCTATGAAGGACGAGAACGGCAAACCAACACGCAAAGCAGCAAGTCTAAAAAGGTGGAAGTGTGGCAGCTAAAAAAAGTTTTACCCCAAAAATGGCCCAAATCATTTTAGAATTGGGTAAACAAGGTGCGTCCCAAAAAGCGATGTTTGCTGCCATTGACATCAGCAAAGCTACTGCAGCACGTCTAAAGAAAGAAGACGAGTTTTTTGCAGAGACATTAGATTTGGCAACCGTCCATGCACAGGCATACTGGGAAAACATGATGCTTGCCAACATTGAAAACAAGGCATTTAACTCCAGAGTGGCAGAAATTGCCCTTCGCGGCCAGTTTTCTGAGGATTACAGGGAAACTCGTGACACTAAAGTAGATGCAAAAGTGGAAGTTACGGTCGACTTTAATAAAGAGATAGCTGCTTTAATTTCCGCCCTAAAAGAATAAGTATTTATTTTTTCAAAAAACACCAAAAAGGGGTCTTCGGACCCCTTATTTTTTGCATTAATATATGTACAGAAACCAGACTTGAAAGATTAAAATGACAGCTCACGCTCTCCTATCCGCATCAGGATCCAAACGATGGCTATCCTGCACACCTAGCGCTAGATTAGAGGCAACACTCCCAGATCAAAAGAAAGGCCCTAGCGCTTTTGACTTCAGTCAAGAGGGCACGACCGCCCATTCCCTTGGGGAAATTAAACTACGCTATTATTACGGACAAATTGGAACAGAAGAATATGAAGAAGAATACGCAAATATTAAAGCAACACCCTATTACAATGACGACTTCGAGGCTAACGTCGATAATTATGTTTTATATGTTCGTAGCCAAATCGGCGAAGGCGATACCCCGCTATTTGAACAGCGCGTTGACTTTTCTGACTGGGTGCCTGACGGCTTTGGCACAGCCGATGTGGTTATACTTTCTAAGCACGCCATTCGGGTTATTGACCTTAAATTCGGAAAAGGTATCCCAGTCTCCGCCCAAGACAACACGCAGCTCAGACTCTATGCGCTTGGAGCCTACTCCAAGTTCAAAGAAGAATACCCAGACGTCAAAGAAGTCAGCTACACGATCCACCAGCCTCGCTTGGATAGCATCTCTACCGACGGCACGTCAGTCGTCAAGCTCATCGACTGGGCAAATTACTTTGTCAAACCCAAAGCCAAGAAAGCGTGGAGCGGCTCAGGCGAGTTCCTCCCCGGCGAATGGTGCCAGTTCTGCAAAGCCAAAGCGCAGTGCCGCGCCCGCTCAGACTTCAACACGGAGCTCGCCAAGCTCGAGTTCAAAAAGCCCGCGCTCCTTGACGAAGAAGAAGTCAGTGAAGTCTTAGTAAAGGCACAGAACTTACGCACTTGGGTAAGTGATGTAGAAGAGTATGCACTAACCCGAGCAGTACAGGAAGAAATTGTTCCGCCGGGATTTAAGCTCTCTACTTCAGTAACCCACCGTAAGATCTCAGATCAGGCCTTAGCGGCCACCGTTTTGGTAGAGAAGGGGTTAGCCCCAGAAATTATTTGGGAGCCTCCAAAGCTCAAATCGTTGGCCTCGTTGGAGAAAATTAACAAACAAGTTTCTACTTGGTTAGGCGAGTTGGTTCAGCGCCCAGAAGGACAGCCTAAGCTAGTCCGAACCAAAGAGGGTGCTAAGGAGGATTTCGCATGAGTACGTGGCTAATTGCAGCAATGGGCGTAGTATATTTTATAGTAGCAATTGATCAATTTGTAAAAGGTGGAGTAGGTACTGGCATCATGTTCCTTGGCTATGCCATGGGCAATGTGGGCCTTGTCATGGTAGCAAAATAATAACTATAAGAGGTCGCTATGATGGTACAATGTTATGGTTCGGATTTTGAAATTCCGGACGTGTTAATAGATAAGTTTATTAAAGATTTTGAGTGTTTACCGGGCAGCGGACAACGCGAAAATGTCATACAACTTAGAACTTCAATTGATGAAGTTTTAGATTATGTGTCAGAAGAGCCTGAAATGTTAGATGAATTTGTTATACGCGCAGACTTTGTAAAAGCCTTAGCAATGCAACAAGCGATGGGTGAATTAGGCATTTTGTACGACGCATAATTATTTCGCATTGTGAAATTAAAAAGATGTAAGTTTTTGCATTAATATAGGTACGGGTAGACAGATTGGCCCCGATTGAAGTCCAATCTTAAAGTTAAAAAGGAATTAAAGACCATGGCATCAAAATCAGTAAAAACCAAGTTTGTTACTGGCAAAGTACGTTTCTCTTACGCTAACGTATTTCAACCAGCAGAAACACCTAACGGTACCTTAAAGTATTCTGTTTCTATCATGATTCCAAAATCAGATAAAGATACAGTTGCTCGCTTTAAGAAAGCATTTGAAGATACCAAGGCAGCCAATGCAACAGTATGGGGTGGCTCAATTCCTAAGTTGCTTAAAGGTGGCTTACGTGATGGCGATGTAGAAAAAGATGATCCAGCATACGCAGGTCACTATTTTATTAATGCCAGCTCTAACGAGCGTCCCGGCATTGTAGATGCAGACCTTAATCCAATTATGGACACCAGCGAATTTTATAGCGGTTGCTATGGTCGTGCCTCGATCACATTGTATCCATACGATACAAGCGGATCTAAAGGCATTGCCGCTGGTTTGAATAACGTTCAGAAACTGGAAGATGGTGAGAAGTTTGGTGGTGCAACAACCGCCGCAGCAGATTTTGCAGTATAAGGTCTAGTCAGCCTTTTAGTCAGTAGTACAGTAGTGCCCGCCCTACCAAAGCACCCGATTTGGTAGGGCGTTTTTCCCTTTAACCATAACAATAAGAAACCATGGATCAATATCAAGAATATATAGCCGCCAGTAGATACGCCCGATTTGTAGATGACAAGCAACGCAGAGAGACTTGGGCAGAGACAGTTAATCGTTACGTAGATTATATTTTTAATCGTACACCAACGATACAAGGTAATACCGAATTAAAGAATGAGATTTTTGATGCAATCCACAACTTAGAATTAATGCCGTCTATGCGAGCCATGATGACGGCAGGAAAGAGTGCTGATCGTGATAACACCTGTGTCTATAATTGCTCGTATCTACCAGTTGATGACGTCAAATCGTTCGACGAAGCGATGTACATTTTGCTTAACGGAACTGGCGTTGGATTCTCAGTTGAATCAAAATACATTAATCATTTGCCCGAAGTGCCAGAAAAACTTTTCGAGTCAGACCACACCATCGCAGTCCACGACTCCAAAGAAGGATGGGCCAAGTCCCTCCGCTTGCTCCTTGCACATCTCTGGGCAGGCGAAATTCCTAAGTGGGATGTCAGCAAAGTCAGACCTGCCGGAGCACGACTCAAAACTTTTGGTGGAAGAGCTTCCGGGCCGGAACCACTAGTAGACTTATTTAACTTTACAGTAGCAATGTTCAAACATGCAAAGGGTCGTAAACTCCATTCATTAGAGTGCCACGACTTGATGTGTAAAATTGGTGAGGTAGTGGTAGTGGGTGGCGTACGTCGCTCAGCTATGATATCATTATCAGACTTAGACGATGAAAGGATTCGACATGCTAAAGCTGGACCTTGGTGGGATACGGCACCGCATAGAGCGCTGGCAAACAACTCTGCAGTCTACAATGAGACTCCTACGGTCGGAAAATTTATGGAAGAATGGCTTAGTTTGTATAATAGTCATTCCGGTGAGCGTGGGATATTTAATCGTGAAGCTGCTCAAA